ATGAAAGAATCAAAGAGCTGGAGAAAGAAAAAGATTCCTTGAAGTCATCCTTCGAGGGAACTACTGGCGTTACTGCTAGTGGTATTCAGATCAGTTGGACTTCCGTTAAAGGTCGTGAGACAGTTGACTCTGAACAAGTAGAAAAACTATTGGGCTTTGTACCGAAGGTAGTTGGTAAAGAGTCCATTAGATTAAACATCAAACCAAGTGGAGGAAAGTAAATGGCTGCACCAGAATCAACGAAGTTCCAGATTAACTACAAGTTAACTGACGGAACCCTTATCAATCTATATGCTGCATCTGTTCAAGAACTTGAATCAGGTCTTGCAGATCTATCAATGAACGCACTTAACATCCGCGCTACTGGTAATGAACTATCAGGTGGATCAGCACCAAGCGCAGCACCGGCACCAACAATCGCAGCAGTTGCTGCAGCATTTAATGCAGCACCAGTTGCTGTTGCTCCATCACCAGACGGATCACAATCTTGCCGTCACGGTGTGATGGCACTACGTACAGGTACATCAGCTCGTGGACCTTGGAAGGGCTATATGTGTGCTGCACCAAAGGGTGCAACAGACAAATGCGAAACTATCTGGATCCGCTAATTGTATGCGCGAGCCTCGGTTCTATGAGAACCCGGCTTGTGCATTAGTAGGTGGTGATTTCTGGTTTCCAGAAAGAGCAGATGATTCAGTAAATACAGCAATGGCTAAGACCATTTGTGGTAAATGCGTTCATCGCACTGAATGTGCAGAGTGGGGCATTAAGAATGAACGCTTCGGTATATGGGGCGGTCTTTCAGAAAACGCAAGAACAAGAATACGCAATGAAAAGAATACAAAGGGGAGTGAAGTTGCTTGACTTATCACGTGCGTGGAGTGGGGTGCTTACCAAAGCAACACCACTGCCGGATGTGTGGCAGGCGCTAGCAGCAAAGCAGATTAAGTTCCGTAGAGGACAAGTCTGTATGGTAGCTGCAGCGCCTAACGCTGGTAAGTCTATGTTCGCACTTGTCTATGCGATGAAAGCAAATGTATCAACGCTTTTCTTTTCAGCAGATACAGATACTACAACTGTAATGATGAGAGCAGCATCCGTTGCATCTGGTCATTCACAGGTATCGGTGGAGTTAAACTTATCTAACGATAAGCACTACTACGATAAACACTTTGGCAAGTTAAGTCATATTAAATGGGTCTTTGATTCATCTCCATCACTAGATGATATCGAGTTAGAGATCAGAGCATATGTGGAGTTGTACGGTCAGGCTCCAGAGTTAATAGTTATAGATAACTTAATGAACGTTGCAGCAGAGACTGACAATGAGTGGGCTGGCTTACGTGCGATAATGATGGAACTGCACGATATGGCACGTAAGACAGAAGCCTGCGTACTTGTACTGCACCACGTCAGTGAGCAGAGTGAGTATGGATCACCATCTACACCACCTGCTAGACGTGCCATTCACGGGAAAGTGAGTCAACTCCCGGCGTTAATCCTAACGCTTGGATATGACCCATCTAACGGTGAGTTAAAGGTAGCTGCTGTGAAGAACCGCTTTGGGCCACACACTGCAGATGGCAAAGACTTTGCGACGCTCTTTGTAAACTATGCAGCCTGTCAGATATCCGATAAAAATGCTTGGGGTGTTATGCTAAGAAACGATGTAATAGCTGGATACCAAGGCAACTACACAGAACAACCATAGATAGGAATTAGAATGAGTGATGTTGAAAGAGAAGTAGCAATACTTAAAGTTGACTTGGCTAACTTCTTTAATGCGATGATCCAGTCCGGCATAGTCGAGATTGTCAAAGATGAAGAAGGACAGATGGTTTACAAAACCAACAAGGTTGTACTGGTAGATGAGTCAGTACAACAAGACTAAGGGTTCTCAGTTTGAGACAGATGTAATGAAGTGGCTTCGTAAAATGGGAGCCATCGCAGAGCGTCTGACTAAAGCTGGGGCAAAGGATGAAGGCGACATCGTCACCGTTATCGCAGGGGAAACTTACATCCTTGAACTCAAGAACAGGCAGACCCTTTCGTTGCCTCAGTTCTGGAGAGAAGCACAAGTTGAGGCGCTTAACTACGCTAAGGCTAGAGGTATCGGGGAAGTACCGCTATCTTATGTAATAGTTAAGCGTCGCAACGCTTCAATAGATCAAGCCTGGGTTATTCAAGACCTAGCACAATGGATAAAGGAGAAACAAATGCCAGTACCAGAAGGTGAACTAACAACAGCAGAGATTTGGAGCGACCCAAATGCCATCGAAAATCAAACCGTTGAAGAGACGGAAGCAGTCGAAGTTCAAGAGGAAGTCAATGCCACAGAGCAAGCGGTGGTCGAAAGTGGAAGTGAGACAGAAGAATGAAGATAACCAATCTAACGTCACGTCATCCTGATTTTAGCTTTGACTTTATGTTTACAGGTGATGGAGACCATCGTAAAGAATTACTTATTACGCTGCCTTTTATAGAACTAGGTTTAGGATTTGACTGGTGATTTGCTCAAACTGTTACAAAGCCGGTGAGGAAAACAAGGCTAACCATCTAAAGCGTGCAGCGCACTGGCACGATAAGTGCGAGAGCAAGGGGTGTATATGCCAGCACAAGACTGGTCAAGGTTGGGTAAAGGTCGCGGGAGAAAGAACTCCGCTGATGCAAATTCAATCCCCATAGGTCCAATCGTTTCTCACTTCGGTGGGGAAGTACGAGAAGGAGCTGATGTATCGGTTAAGTGTTGCTTGCATAGTGATACTCGTAGGTCTGCTGTAATCAATACATATAACAATTTATATTTCTGCCATACCTGCGGTAAGGGTGGCAACGCAGTCAGTATTGTCTGCATCATAGAGAACTTGGAGTTTAAGGATGGCCTCAAACGCGCAGTCGAAATTGCTACTGGAAGCGGCGCAGAGATACGCCCAAGAGGTAAGTCCGGAAACTCTAGTCGCTCTAGAAGAACGTGGAATATCTGAACTTGTAGCTGCTAAGTTCCAACTTGGCACGGTAACAGATCCAATCAACGGTCACGAGATGTATGAAGGATGGATATCTATCCCTTATATAACCGCAGGTGGCGGTTGCGTAGGCTTCAAGTTCCGTCGGATCAACGATGGTAAGCCTAAGTATGGCTCACCTACTGGACAGAAGGCACACTTGTACAACGTGGCAGATGTGCTGCCGCTATCACCGCATATAGTTATCTGCGAAGGTGAGTTAGATGCGGTAGTTACTAGCGGAATGTTGGGTATTCCAGCAGTCGGAGTACCAGGAGTGCAGTCTTGGAAACCACATTTTCCTAAGTTATTTATGGGCTACGAAACTGTATTCATAGTAGGTGATAATGACATCAAGGAAGATGGATCTAACCCCGGTGCTGACTTTGCTAAGCGTGTCGCCAATGAGATACTTAACTCAACTATTGTTACAATGCCTCCAGGTATGGATATAAACGATCACTACTTAGCATATGGGGCAGATGCCACCAGAACTCTGCTAGTAGGAGAACTGAAAGGGTGAGTAAAGAAGAATGGTCACAGATGGTACAGACTTTGCAGCATATGGGCTTTCAGATCCTAGAGATAAATATGGAAGCAGAGACAATTCTCTTGCGCCCTACACCGACAAGGTAGACGAAGCCTTTGTCTCAGATGTCTGGCGCATTATGGATTCAGCTGGCAACTTACTCATTCGTAAACACCACGACTATGGCCCAAAGAATATTGCTCACTCACCCGGTGGACCACTTAATGGTTTGCGTGTACGTATGTGGGATAAGATAGCTCGTATCAATAACCTGCTTGACTCAGGCGTTACACCTAGCAATGAGTCCTTGCGTGACTCATACCTTGATCTGCTTAACTATTCTGCTATTGCAATGATGGTCTTAGATGGCGTCTGGCCTGAAGTTGAAACGCGAGACTGTGACTGAACTACACCCGATTGTCTATGAGTTAGCGCCGTCAGTTGCTTATGCAATTCACCGGCGCTATAAGAATTGGGTAGAGAAAGATGATATCGCTCAGGAATGTATTGCTTGGGGTATTACTCGCAACGCTTACATCACAGAGCAGATGAGTGTTGAAGATGCTAAGCAGTTAGAGTACAACCAAAAGCGTATCGCCTACCAGATGAAGCGAGCAGCAGAGCGTTACGTTCGCAAGGAGAAGGCCAATAAGTCGGGCTATCAGTTAAGTGATGAGGCTTACTATGAAACCCTTATGCTCGGTCAGCTACTGCCCTTTGTTATCTCATCTATTGTAAGTGGAACGGTGCTAGAGCAGGCACAAGAGATGATTAGAGACGGTCAACCACGCGGCTCATCTAGCCCGGCAGAAGGTGGCAACCTGCTTTCTAGCCTGATAGATATTAAGAAAGCCTACCTAGAATTAGATGAGAAGGATCAAGCGGTGCTACGTATGCGTCACTATGAGAACGCTACGCTGCAACAGATAGCAGCCTTCCTAGAGTGTGCTGTTTCTACTGCTGATCGCAGATGTACTACATCACTTCGCAGATTGCAAGAAGGACTAGGCGGAGAGACACCTTTCCGATGAAAGAAGAAGAGTTATTTAACTACCTCAAAGAGAGCCTGTACCCTGACTTAGTTAAGTCACCCGGTATCTTTGACTCATATGATTGCACTAGTGCCAAAGCTGCACACTACATTGAACTTAAATGCAGGCAGACTCACTATCCAACGCTGCTGATTGAAGAGAACAAGTATCGCAAACTAATTACTCAGGCAGCAGAGCGTGATCTTATCCCCTTCTACATTAATAGTACACCGCTTGGTATCTACGCCTTTGATCTTATGGATATTCCGGAACCTAATTGGTATACACAAGTGATGCCGGTGACTACAGAGTTTGCTAACAAAGATAAGGTTTATAAGTTAGTAGGTTACCTAGATGTGGATGAGGCTATAAAATTATGATCTATTCTTTCAAGTGCGAGTGCGGTAGCACTAGAGATATTGAGCAGTCTATCCACGCTGCTATTGAAGAACCTATGTGTACTGACTGCCACCAGATGATGTCTCGCTGCTGGTCCTCTCCCGCTGTCACCTTCAAGGGTCCGGGGTTTTACAGTAACGGTGGGTAAAAGAAGCAGCCCCACCCGGAGAGTATTACGGGTGAGGCTACTTAGATGCGGTTAGACGGAAGGATATTTAACCGCAAGAGTTAAACTATAACACATCAGTACCAGCCGTGCTTGCGGTGGAAGCGGAGAGCGCGGCACGCGCTCCCTGAATAGCGATAATTAATGTATCTAACGCCGTGTAAGACTTGGAGTTCAGGTCTGCTACTGTCTTCTCCAATAAGCTGAGCAATTCCGTAAGCGCTTGATCCCTGTCGGTTCTTTGCAAGGTGGTCAAACCTTGACTCACCGGCCCATAAGGTGACGAGGCAATATGTTTCTCTCTTCGTATAGCCGAGAGCTGCACTATATTCTCTTGCGATCCGTTCGTTGGCTCGTTTCTCATTGGCTGTCGCCTTCGTTCTCTCTGTTATCTGTGGAATAACTTGCAAGCGTTCCTGTGATAGATGAGTAGGTACAAGTATCCAAGCTAGGTACAGTACTACCGTCAATATCAACCCATTTTTTACCCATTTCAACATCTGCCACCTTCTCCTGTTCAAGTAATTCCTTGTAAGTTTCAGGGTAGGCATTTGCCAACCTCACTAGGGCGCGATCTCTCACCCGTCTGTAATTACGGTACTGTACCGCTGTACGCTTAGCAGTTTCTATTCTTCTAGCGG